GCCTATCTTTTCAGGAGCAGTATATCTAAAACGTACAAAATCACCATCTACCCATTGTCCAGGAAGAGCCGAGGGTACGCTTTGTTTATTAAAACCAGGTGCAAAATCTACTTTTTTTAAGGCCATAATTGTGTTATATATTAGTTTTATAGAGAATGAAAGTACCATAATTATGGACCATTTAGAAGCAGTTGTTGAAATAAAAAATGTAATTTCTACAGAGTTTATAAATAAAATAATACCTTTGATAGATAGTAGAGCTAAAAAAAATATGTTAGTTAAAAATTCTGTAGAAAATAAAAAAATGAGAGATGTAAAAGGTTGTGAGTTAACTTCTGATATATCTACAGATTTATTTATTTATATAAAAAAAGAAATAGAAAGATTGTATAACTTTTACAAAGTTAAATTTCCAAAATTGCAATCTTCTAGAATTAATCAAATAGACTTATTAAAATATAGTGTTGGTGGAAAACATAATTTACACATAGATTTTGATGCAGGCACCCATAGAAATTTAAGTGTCATAATGAATTTAAATAATGACTATGAAGGAGGAGATTTAATTTTTGCAGATCAAAAAAATAACGAAATTAAAAGATTCAAACTAAGTAAAGGATCTATTGTATTTTTTCCTAGTAATTTTATGTATCCACATATGATAGAACCTATTAAAAAAGGAACAAGATATAGTATAGTTTCATGGTTATGGTAAATTATAAAATACATAGTTTGTTTGCAAAACCAGTATATCAAGTAGATAATTTGTTGAATGATAAATTAACTTATTATGAAACAGTTATAAAAAAATACTCTGTAAATTTAAATAGAAATGACTATCATTATGTTGATTCATCTTATCAAATAGAAAACCTACATACAAAAAAAGAATTTGTTGATTTATTTAATATTATTATAATACATTCTAAAAAATTTTTAACACAACTCGGTTATCATTATTTAGAAAATATTAAAATTTTAGACAGTTGGTTTAACATCAGTAAACAAGATGATTATTTACAAAAACATATTCATAATGGTTCTTTAATAAGTGGTGCTTTTTACATAAAATCTAATGTAAATGATGTTATTAGTTTCTATGATCAAATAGATGTTACACAAGTACCCGATAGAAATAGTTTAATATCATATTCAGAATATAGATTGGAATGTAAACCAGGTAGACTTTTATTATTCAAAAGCAGTTTAGAACACGGAACACCTAAACAAAAAAACGGAGAAAAGATTGTTGTATCTTTTAATATAAATATATGAGGAGAAAATAATGAATGACAAAACAGTTAAAATAAATAATTTTATAGGTGTGTATGATAACTATATTATTCCTGAAGAATGTAATAAAGTTATTAAAGTATATGAGGATGAAGCTAAATTACAAAAAACATTTGACAGAATGGCTTCAGAAAACTCACCTGTATTACAAAAAAAAGACAAACAATATTTTGCTGCGGGAAATAATTTAGATGTTTGGTGGGAAGATTTAAAACCACTTATGCTTAATGTTGACATGGCCTTTAAAAATTATTGCGACAATACCGGAGCACACGGAGCTTATGATAATATTCCTTTTCATTTTACAGCTTTAAAAATTCAAAAAACCCTTCCTACAGAAGGGTACCATACTTGGCACATAGAACACAATAAAGGTTTTAATAATGAAGCTAGAGCATTTGTTTTTTCTGTATATTTAAATGATGTCGAAGAAGGTGGAGAAACAGAGTTTTTACATTTTTCACAAAGAGTAAAACCTAAAACTGGAAGAATAGTTATTTGGCCTTCAGCTTTTCCTTATCTACACAGAGGAAATCCGCCATTATCAGGTGAAAAATATATTTTGACTTCTTGGATGATGTTAAGATGAGTATGAAGTAGGTCTCGCACCTAATCTAGTAATTTTTTCAGCTTCAGTTTCAGTAGAATTACCATCTGAATCTACTACATTATCATTATCCCAATTAGATTGTAATTGAGCTAAATGTGCTAAATCCCATTTAGATGAAAATTGACTAATATCCCCAATGTTTGCATCTGCATAAGATGAATGTGCAGTTTCATCTCTGTATTCTACTTCATCAGAAGTAACAGAGGTTCTATGTTGAATAGCCCAGATATTTGAAAATTTAGAATCAGACCAGAAAGAATCATCAGATATAGTGTATGCAGTTCCAGCAGCATCACCTGATTGTTTAATAATTTTTTTGTCTTCAAATACTATTGTCCAATTTGCGTTTGTTGCCATATTTTCTCCTAAGTTTTTATAATATAAATTAAGGCTATGTAAGGTTGTAAAACTGAAGTTGAATCTCCAGTAAAGGTTGCACTCATATTATGAGAGTGACCTGTTCCTGAACCTGCAGCACCAGTATTTGCAGGAATTGTTGCCCTAGGATTAGTGCTTCCAAAGTTAGGTAAAGCAGTAGAAGAGCTTCCTCCACCAGAGTGACTGTGAGAAGCAAGTTGTGCTTCTGATAAAGTTGCATTTGCTGTTGAGCCTCCAACGTTTCCAGTTGAAGCTACAGTATTTGCTCCACCTGTTGAAGCTAAAGCTTTAGTTCCAGATTTTCCTACAGGTACGTTATCTTGTATGTTAGGTACAAGAAAAGTTGATGAACCATCACCAGCTCCATAAGTTGTACCTACGATTGCAAATAATGCAGAGTAAGTTGATCTTGAAACTGTCTGACCATTACACTCTAAGAAACCTGTTGGCACTGATGCAGAAGACCATGGCACAATAGTTGCTGTAGGAATTCCTTCGATACCTGTAAGGTTTGCTCCTGAAAAATCGTATTTTGTTGCTTCGTAATTTGACATATTATTTCTCCGTGTAAGTCCATCCTGTTGTAGCATCTCCAGAAAAAACTAATGAAAAAGCTGCACCTTGAGTATTAACTACAAGATCAGATGCTGCATTAGCTATATTAGAAGAGTTTCTACCAACAGTCAACGCGTTAGTTTGAAAATCGTAACCTTGATCTACAAAATGTACTTCATCACCTGCAGAAGGTGAAGCTGGAAGCGTAATTGTTACTGCTCCGCTATTTGTATTTACTAAAAGTTTAGCTCCAGCTTGAACTGTTTCAGCTGCTGAAACTGCTCTCCAGTTTCTTTGTTCCGATAATTTTACTACATTAGTTCCATCAGAATATAAGGTATAATTATTTCCTTCACATAATAATACACCTGTTCCAGATGCAGTTTTAAAAGTTAAAGTGTTGTTAGCATGATTACATGCATTCTCAATTAAATAAGTTTTTTCAACTGAATTTGGAATACTAACTGTTAAGTTAGAAGCTAAAGTTCCTGTTAATTTAATAACTTCATTTTTACCGTTTGATACTGCACCATTAGTAAAAGTTAAAGATCTAGCAGCGTTAGTTACATTAAAGGTAGTAAAACCACCAATCGCTTGTTCTAAGATTAAAAGGTTAGTGTTTGTAATTTGTCCCCAAGTTCCCGAGTTTTCACCGGTTGCTTGAACTGTAAGTTTTAAACTTGCTGATGTTGAATTCGCCATATTAAATTCCTTATATCGTTTATTTTATAAAAATAAAGAGTTAGTGTCAAACTCTTTATGCAACGACTTCTCTCCAGCCTGGAGGATCTATTGGAGCGGAACCGGTATTTACATCGTTCCAGATAAGACCATTACCATTTCCTACCGTTGTAGTCAACCCAAAACCATTGAAAGTTACATTAACATCTGTAAATGCAGACACTGAAGCAACCCTTGCTAACATTGGATTTTGTGTTACTGGAACTACTGTTCTTAAATCTATTGTTGCTGTTCCTAGATTTGCAGTCATTCCAAAACCTGTTGGACTTGCAACTACATCACCTATATGTCCTATTTGACCTAAAGATAAAAGACCTGCATTCCCTTGAATCATTGCATCAGGTGCAGGATCTACTTGACCTAAAGTTAATTGTGCTACATTTAAAGTATTAAGAGTTAAATTTGCATCTGCTGTTACAGATTGTGGTGCAGCTAAACCGGCAGTTAACCCCAAACCTGTTATTGTCGGTTGAATAGAACTACCTGGTTGACCCCAGTCATTATCTCCCCAACCAAGTCTACCCCAACCTTGTTCATTAAACGCTTCAACAGTACCAAGGCCCATAGTAGCACCAATACCTGTTAACATTGCGTCAGGACCAGCGTCTGCTGCACCTAAAGAATTTGTAAGCGCAAAACCTGTTAAATCAACTTCTGCTAAACCTGTAGCAGTTACGCTACTTAAAGTATTTGTAAGTGGCAAACCTGTTGGAATTACAGTTACATCTCCTTGAAATCCTAAAGTACCTAAATTTCCGGATAAAGAAACACCTGTAGGAATAAGAGTGCCTGCAATACCCCAAGCTTGCTCACCCCATTCAAGTCTTCCCCATCCTAAATTAATTTCTGTATTAACAGTTGCAGTCCCAAGATTTGCAGAAAGAGCTTGACCTGTAATTTGAATAGTAGGATCAGTTTGATCACCCCATTGATTAATGCCCCATGTACCAACGCTCCAAGTTTTACCTGTAGCAACATCCATGAGTCCACCCATTCCTATTCCATGAATATAACATAAGTAATAAAAATCAGGAGCCGTTACATCTATCTCAACATACCTAGTGGTTGCTGCGTTAAATGTAGTTGTGTTTATATAATTTGAAGAACTTGTGGGAGAATCTAAAAAATAAGTTACGCCAGAAGAAATAATTCCAGACGTAGATGTGTTAGTAGAAAAAATTAAAGGGTGACCATCATTTGATGCATCACTTTGTTCAAAACGTAAAGTTGATCCTCCAGCCCAAATAATATTACCCGGTCCAGATGAACTACGAGTGCTGTCTATATAATATACATTACCCGTACCTCCACCATACAAATTTCCACTTGCGACAGTGACAGTATAAGTTTTATCCGCCATAGGAGCTTCCTCCTATTAGCCCGATATTCTTAGTATCGCTGCTGTTGATGTTGGTGCTGGAAACTGAACTGTAAACGTACCTGAAGTAGCTGTTTTATCTCCTCCAAAATCTAAAACACAAACTGCAGAGTTAGTAGTTGCAGATGATGTGTTGTAAATTAAAGCCCCTCTTGCTGTCAAAGTAACATTTTGAAATGACAGGTCAACAAAATCTGCTCTTGCGACACCAGCCGTTAAAGAAGTTGGGGCATTAACAAGTGCACCACCACCAGCTGAATAGTTTGCCGATGTAACTTCGTTAGTTGGTGCAGAAGTTAATAGAGAAGTTGTTGCTGAGTTAAGAGTAGCTGAAGAAGTATAAAGAGCTAACTTATATTTATCACCACCAGATTGTTTAAAATTAGAGTCACCCTCTAGTAGTAATTTTTTAAAGTTGTTTGCAATCGCTTGTGTTATAGCCATAGTTTTCTCCTTACTGTTTTCCTATTCGAGGAACACCTGCTTGGTATTCATCTCGTCTTCGTCTTCCCATTTGTTCTATTGAGAATCCTTTGACTGCTTCGACATATTTTTTATCATATAATTGGAGCATGTCAACGGGTCCTTTTAAAAATCCGTAAGCCTCGACTAGGCAAGCATACAATAAACCGTTGGGAAATTCAGTGCTTAAGTATGTAGTAGTATTTGTACTCGATAATCCAGTTGGTTTCAAGATATAATTTAACTGAATAGTATAAGTTTGGTCTGGAGTAGGGGCTACAACTATTCGAGTCTCGTCCCAGTTACTGTAATATTTAGGAACTCCCGTGGTTGCTGTAGGGTTAAATTCTGACATAAAGCTAGTGTCTCTAAACTGTAAAAAATCTCTGTTTTGATCGGTGCTTCCATCCGCTAAATCTGAGTCTACAATCTGAGCAGATCTTACAATTAATAAATCTGTTGGTACATCTATAAATCTAGTAGATGCAATTAAATTAGCTGTAGCATAACGTCTATTATTATCTGAGTCTACTTCTCTTAAAATTCTGTATTCAGCATCATTAATAAAACCATTTAAAATAGTATCTGTAAAAACATTACTGGATACTTCTGTGTAGTCTATAATTTTTTGTTTTAATTCGTCGTATGTCATTAACTTCTCCCGTCCGTTATATTAACATTTAAAGGACCAGCAAGGCAACCATTTCCTCCACCAGGTCCATACACATC